GGCCAACTAAACTCCCGGTCGGCACCGACCCTGGACTTGGAAGGATCACAAATCTTAGCGTCGACAACGATTGCGGCCTCGAGGTGCGAAAAATTTGCGGTGTCAATTTTGACATTGGGACCGTCGCGGTGACTGTCCTTGACTCTAAATTTAACTATCAAGAGTCGTCTGAGGAGAGCTGAAATGTCGGTGACCTCCGATATAGGCAAGGTCCAGTTGTAATTGGTCGTAGACGCGCTGAAAAATGGTTCGAACCTGACTTCACCCTTTGTGAAAGCTGAATCCACCACATTCGGGGAATTTTCACAATACCGGAAGATAAATGCGATTTGATCGTCGCGCGACTCCTTTGACGTTGTCGAAAAAAGCTCGGAAATCTCCGCCACAGATTGGCCATTGTACATGTTAGATTCAAGTCTAGAGTCCTTCATGATGTTTATCCGGGCAATGTCACTCGGGTTTTGTGCAAATCGTGCAAGAAGCCAATTCATAAAGCAAGTTTTCCCAATGCCTGGCTCCCCACAAATGACCAACATAACAGGTTGGGCCCTCAGACAGCTAGCTCTGCTGTCGTTAGGTAGCTGGGATTCGAGGCGCTTGGCCTGCGCTATGATCTTATCAAGGAACTGCCGATCAACAGGTCCGAGTGTGTAACCATAGACGTTTGAAAATCTAACGACTTCCGAAATATGGCGCATCACAAGTTCTTTAGCGTCCTTCAGGAAGGGTGACCCTACCCCAGCATAAATAGCCTGCTCGAGATACTCCAAATTCTTGTGAATCTCGATAAGTGCAGGACTATGTTTGCTCACAAACTTGCTAGCTATGTAGGTGTACCATGATGGTGCAAGTTTGCCAAAAAAGTCAAGCATCCTGTTTGCACTTGTGAACCTTTTTTCCAACCAAACCATAAGTGACAAGGTTGAGCCAGCGGAAAGAGCTGCACGTCCCAAGTATTTTTGCACAGTATGCAAAGAGAATGAGTCAACCAGGACCGATATCCAATGAGACAACTTCGTGCCAAAAGTTTCTTTGGGAACTTCCTCAACGTCCTCAGGTATTTCACTGGTATCATCCAAAAACTCACCCAGACCCATCTCATTGTCAGCGTATTTCTTCTTTCTGAACATACCAACGCAATAATTGTAACCCTTAGAAAACTTGTCCCTGACTGATCTAAAAGAATCCCAAAACCAGCCATTATAAACATCGACGTCATCAATGGGTAGACTGCCACAAACAGCACCAACCAATTTCGCAAGAGGTGCTAGCAGCCAAGGGAGTACACGTGTTTTCATGTAATCGGTGTTGCAAAGCTCAGACACAACAAAGACAACAAGGATTACAATCACAAACACAGGAACGTTTGCGAGGTGGGTTGTGAAGAAATTTTTGAAAGCGGTGATGGGATCAATTAACGAGCCCATCAATCCATCAACTGCTGTGGAGGAGGCTTTGCTGATCAAATTAGTCAGCTCGCCAAACATGGTTTGTATCATGGTTGAAGGTGCAGCCCAAAACTTCTGGAAAAGGTTCACGGACTTGTCGCACACAGAACGTTTCCATGAAGTGGCCATATCAATAATACGCGAACATAAATTGTCGGAGCGCTGTTTCCTTTTTTCACCCAACTCGCGTTCGTCTTGCTCATATTTGTTCCTCAGTGGTGGTTCCGCCTGTTTCTGTTCGCGTGAGTCACTGTAGAAAGCTTCTTGAGCGTGATTGCGGCCGTTGTCAACAATATCGTCAGGTGCATGTAACGAATGTGCCTCTGAAAGAGCGTCATCGTGGGTTCCACTCTCTTCTTTGCTATCTTCCAAAGTAGGAAGTGGTCCTTTTGGTAACCAAGATGATGATAGTCTCTCAAACCAACCTCGGGTTGGTTCCTCCGTATGCTCTGCCTGTTCAGCAGCTTGTCGACAGTCAGTAATTCTCGTGCGTATTGGTGGTTCATCACCATCAGATCCGGTTTCATCTTCCTCCTCATCACTTGAATCGACAACGTTTTTTTGTGAACTTGTGCGCTGATGAGATGAACTCGAAACGGGGACGCTCGCGTGAGGCTCTTCCCTTGCTTGAAGTTTGCCTTTAACAATGTCAATATCCGCGAGTAATAACGCATCGTGATCAAAGCTGCTCTGTACCTTGCCGTCAACAACCTCGGGCAGCTCAGCTTTCGCTTCGATCTGAAGAAACGGTGAGCCACTCAACAATCCTTTCCTGTTGCCCCCTCCAATGTCGTAAACGTCAGTAAGAAACAACTCTGAACCGGGGATTTGGTAGGGGACTCCAGAATCAACAGCCACAATGTGAGTAGCTTTAGGATCCTTTGAATCCGTTACAACCAGGTAGTCGCTGTAAGGTTTGGGAATATAACCAGCTGCCCTCCACGGGGCAATGGCATAAACCTTGGCATTCAAAATCAAGCTGGGCGTATATGAACTCAAAACTCCTGGGGGTATGAACTCATATCCTCCGTTAAGAAAGCAGTCAGAGGTCAAGGCCTGATTCAGTGATCCTGCAGCAGGGTCCTGGGCCAATATTTGCACATCAATCAAACTCGGCATTTGCAAGAAATTATCTTGCGTGTCTACCTGAAACATCATGCCGTTGCCGATGAAAACGGTGTCTGGAGTGTAAGAAGTGCCAAAAATAGAATTCAATTGAGCATATGTCAAACAAGAAGTGTAGACATAAAAATGCTGCATGACCCTACTTGCAAAGTACGAACCCGGGTTGAGTGGGTCATAGGGCAAAGCATCAGCTGTACATTTATACAAGCCCTTTTCAGCATTCTCGATAATATCGCCCTGGACTTGAACCCAGTGGGGAGCGCCTGCCACTCCACACTTGACATCCAAAATGGTGGGAATGCTTTCGGTAGGTCTGTTGTCAGTGTACTTGCCCTCGGGTTGTTCCGGATTTGACCAAATGTGTGGCACGCGGAAAGGGATTGAATACGTAGTGTTCTCGCCAAGACGTGCAAACATCACAAACTCAACAAGGTCCATATCAAGAACTTTGTTCGTGCCAGGTCCAAAACCCATACTCTCTGGGACGGAAGTGACTGTGCCTCCATTGATCCCTTTCCTCAAAGGAGATGAGATTCTCAATACAAAAGGGCAACATTCTGGAGTAGACATGTCCTCATAACTGGTTGCTGTTAGCGCAGTGCCAAAATTAGACGCAAAAGGAATATTGAAGATCGTCCAGGTTCCTGGGTAACACATAGCGTAACCTTGACTGATGCTGCCTTGCCTGTAAGGGCCTTCATCAATATTTGGCAAAGGGTACTTCGCTCCCAGAAGAACTCTATTGTCATAGATAACCTCTGCAACGTAAGGAGTCTTCTGGCTAACAGTGTTGAGCCAGATTGCCACAGTTATGTCAGCTTGAACCAACCTGTAAGACGAGAGCAACGAGACGCCGGGCAAATTGCCCATATAAACACATTGATCTGTAGTGAAACCACTCGGTTGCGGCGTAGTGTTTCTTTCACCTGGAGTTATCGACAGATTTTTAGTGACAGGATAGGACGTCGTCGCGCTGATTTCTTGACCGCTAATGAAATCGGAGTAACCGACGTGTAAAGGGAACAAAACGCCCTTCTGTCCGCCTGTTGACAGCTCGGGACACTGTTTGTTAACGACCATACGCATACTGTTGAGCAAAGATTTCTCAAAGTCTTCGGGAGGTACAGTTGCAGTTGTAGCAGGAACACTCTCATCACTCTGAGGTTTTTGTTCCAAAGCGTAAGTTTCACCAGTTTCATCTATGACTCCTGACTGAAACTTACCTCGGACTAAACCGACAACTTCGGATGACTCCAAATTGGGAACCAACTTTGGAGTGCTTAGGATGGCACCGTGAACACTAGTGCGCAAATTGACCATAACTGGATTTGTGTCAGGGGTACCGAGATAGGGTGTAATCATGTAAAACACCACAGTGAAAGGACAATTTGCTCGATCGTTGATGCGATCAAGGCGCACAGGACCACCAAGCATTGAAGTCAGTGGGATTTCAATGTCAATAGTGTTAGTACCGTTAAGCTGCAAAATAGACGTTCCCTCGGGAGCACTGATATTGATCAGTGAAGTGGCGATTTTCTGCGCTTCTAAAGGGGTTGTCATAGGATAAACTGCTATGGCAAAGGCACCTTTGACAGAAGGATTACCTTGAACGATGACGTTGAGCTTCATGCAAGCGCCAGGTGTGAAAGTCATGTACATAAAATCCTTCATTGCTAGACGCGCTTGCCTAGAACACAAGTCCCAAAAGCTACAAATCTGAAGAGGTCCAATCTCAGTAAATTGGTCAATTTGAAGACTGGGACTTACTATGTTTGAGCGTTGCATCATGGCGGCATAGGTAGGTACCATTGGGCCTCCCACACTGGCGGAATTCACCACACTTGTGGTTTTGATGGTACCCGTAAGCTGATTGCCATCACTAATGCCGGCTCCTGTATCGGCACTAGACTGCAAGCGCCCATAAACTGTCGGCACTTTCTCATCTTGAGATTGCATACGACCACCTACTCTGGGGATGTATTCATCATCAATAGGGCGTGGTGCTCTCACCAACATTGGTGGATTCTTGAGAGTTCTCGGGTCACACAACAATTCGGTATTGGTTGACTGTGATGGGCACATCAAATCATAGCTAAGCACAGTGGCTGACACCATATAACGCACCTCAGGGTTAACAACGCCAGAATTGCTGGTGAGAACGGTGACTACTGATGCGGTAATCATACCAATGTTCTCACTGTCCCACTCTTCAGAACCTTCACCTTGGGGCACCCTCAAAACTGGGTACTGAGAGACATAAGAAATGTCTATGGATGAGGATGAACCTGAACCGTCAATTTCAAGGGTCCTCGATTCCTGATTTGATGCCTGTTCAAGCGTTGGTGATTGTTCAGTACCATAAGCCATGGCAATAACAATAGTAGTCCTGTCAAAAACAGTGGCGACAGGCGTGAAAGTGAGGCGCATCTCAAGTTTGTAGTAAGAGAAAAAACCTGCAAGTGCACTAAAGGGCATACGGAATGCCGCCATGTTCGGGATATGTGACGTTGGTATCATGTTGCTGTTGATGGGCAAAGTGTACAAAACAGCTCCGCGGTCATCATTGGGCGTCTGTGTAAACGTACTGAAAAGGAAAGTCCTTCTCAAAAATTGATCGTACGAATAGTGTTGAATGCGAGTTTTCATGGCCCTACTGTACCCGATATTTTGGATGCCGTAATCGATACCCGTGTTGCCCTTACCGGTAAGTAGGCCAAAACTGCCAAATTGAATAACAGGGTCGAGCAAGCCGACTCCTGGCCGATCATTGTTCTTGCGACCATTGTCGCCTCCAATGATAGTGTCCTTAACAGACTGAACTAGATTGTTCATAACGGCGCCGCCTGCTTCGGCGACAAGGTCGCCAACTACGCCAGCTTGAAGTTCACCGCGAACTACGGGAACTTCTCGGGGCGCTTTAGTGCGCCTTTTCTTGGGGGTCCGACGTTGCATGTAGTCGGAATAGCACTGCTGAACGTCAGCAGGCAAAGGGGAAGTAGACTTGGTGGTAAAGCTGTCTTGACTCTTTGATTGCTTGATAAGAGAATTAATCATGGTTGGGGTAGGCCACCAGGGGTGGAAAAACCTTAAATGCGCGCATCACTACGAGATGTACCACATACTGATAGATCAACGCACAAATAAGGGGTGGATCAAACGCAGAATGTTGCTCCCCTAAAAGGAACAGTGGATTAAGCATCTTCACCGGGTTGGTATCAAAATAGAATTTTTCGCACGAAAAGGGGTTAATTAATACGTTAAACCTTCGCTGATACAGGTAACAGGCCACTCCGACAGCTATGTAGAATGCCTGAGTGCTTCAGTGATCTCCCTACAATGTACGATGACTTTGCCAAACGTCCAAATACATTGCCAACATGTTACTCATCATCATCCGGTAGCTTGCGCGCCTTCGAGAATCAGAGTAAGGGCGTTTCAGATATGAAGCTTCTTTGCAGGGCCTAACCTAGCCGGCTTTAAGAACCACCAAAAAGCTTAACTAGGGTCGGAACATAACAAAATCTCTACGGAAAGAGTAACAACGTAGAGCCGCTCTACGCGATCCTAACAACCTCAATTGTTCAACGCTTTCAAAAACATTAACGTGCTAATCAAAACTAAATTGAAAATTCCTAACATGAAGTTTCGTGAATGATATATTACAATTGCATGAAACTAAAATGGTAGCAAACAAGTATGAGTGAAACAATATATAAGACAATAGAACACGCACACATAAATCTTTATCATCAAATTTCCTCCACAACTGGTACAACGGAAACAACGAACAAAAGATAAAATAAACATACATGAACAGTGTAAGACATTTATATACAAGTCTCATCCACAACTGGATCTATAAAACTGAGACGTTGGAGTCGATCGCAATTAAAGTAGCCACAACTGGCATTTAATTGAAATCTAGATCTCTAACAAAATTCTCAACAGAAATCGTTACAAGATCGAAACTGTTAATAGCTAAATCGCATCAAACTATAACAATTTCC